TTCATGGTTAGAAGGGCATAGCGGGTCCAGTCGTCGTTGGAAGGGACGCACCACCTTGAGGAATTGCACCTCCAGTCATCTTAGGCATCTCAGGCATAGCACCATCAATCATTCCAGGTAGCGCCTCTGTAACTGCTTCGGTAACTGCTTTGGTTACCTTTGCTCTAGCATCTTCTACTAGGGTATCTTTATTCAGATACAGATAAGCACCCCCACCAACGACTGATAGGGATACCAGACCCGATAGGAGTGCGATTAGATTAATCAGTTTTTGCATCTTTCTTAGGCTCAATAGCGGAAACAACCTCTGGTTCTTTCTTTGCTACTGGTTTGGTAGCACCACCACCTGCTTTAGCAGGAGACAGTCCAAAGGCAGCTAGTGATCCAGAGAAGACCGATGCGATGAAGGTAGGGTCAAAGTCTAGGATCTTTTGACCGTTAGGTAAGCGAACGTAACTAAAGGTTAGGAGAGAAGCAGACCAAATTAAAACTACAACTTTCACTAAATTACCAAGGACTTCACTTTTATCTTCATGCTGGTCGTCTTTCTCTTCTACCTTTGCTTTGGATTTTCCAAGCATTGGTATAGGAGTAAGGCAGCTCTATTTATGCCTGAGCCTCTGTCCAAGAGAAACGTGCGTCAGCATATCTAGTATTTGAACCACGACCACCAGCGATGTTGGTTACCTGAACTGCTAAGACCTCAGGACCATCTGGGAATACACCAGTTGGATTAGAACCAGATGCTACTGATAGTTCTCCTGTTCCACCACCAAGGATGCTGTTAGAGATTTCCTTAACTGCGGACAAGTCATATGCAGCGACACCAGCATCAACGAAGAACGCATAGATAACTTCACCTCCAACTAGTTCAGCATTGGTATTAAGAATAGCATACTGTGCTAGTGATGTTCCACCAACATTAATCCAGTTAGCGGCAATGCTAACTGTAGGATTGAGAACCAATTCTACATAGAAAGGACCGTTAGCAGCAACCTCAGCACCACGGAGAACCAACTGCATTCTATTGACTAGTTCTCTAGTTCCAAATTCTCCGATGATACCGTTATCAACAGAAGGTGACACACGAAGAGCAAGAATTGCTCTAGTATCTCCAGAGCTAATACCTCTACCCGTCTTAGTTCCAACCGAATAAACATAAGCACGGTCATCATCATAGCGACCATCCATGATGACCGATGAACCCCAGTGTGAGATCTGTGGAACGGATGTTGCACTGATAAGTTCTACGCTGGTTGGTTGTGCTACATCATATGTAAATGTCTGTGCCGCACCAGCACCAAGAGCAGAGAAGATTACTCCTGTTGGGTTGGCGGATGTAACTGCATTGCTTAATTGAATACTAGTACCAGTAATTGAATGAACATATGTATCTGCAGGAACACTAGAATCAATAATTCTCTGTCCTTTTTGAATGCCAGTTGAAGAACTTACAGTTCCTGTTGATTCGCCAGATGCCATCGTTAAGTTGACACCTGTTGCACCCGCTTGCTCCCTAGTCAGTCCAGTAAATGCACCAGATGTAGCACGAGAGAGTGGTGACAATGCAGAACCAGTAGCAGTTGTCAATGCAATTGGAGTTCCACTATTCAGTGTCTCTGTAATCGTGAACTGAGTTGATGATGGAACAGTAGCAATATAGTATACTTTGTTTGCAACGATGTTTGCAAATGGCGTATCGAAGATGATTGGTTGAACTCCGTTTGGATTTAATCCAGTGGTTGAAGAAACTTCAATTTGATTATTACCAGCAGTAGTTGCAATAACATCCTGAATAAACTCTGTCTTGCCAGTATAGTTTACATACTCTTGAACTCCAGCAGTAGAAGATGTTGTTTTCTTAACTCTTAGAGTTCCAGATAATGGAAACTTGGTTGGAGCTGCTGCAACATACATTGTTGTGTCACCAGAAGATAATGTTTTAGTAAGAGTAGTTGATGCAGCAGTTGTATTAACTTCATAACGAGATGGCAAGTTACCAGATCTCATGTATGCTTCTGTATTCTGGTTGTTGTTTGGAATTTTGTGTGCATAGATTACGTTACCATCTAATGCACGGAAACCCCAACGAATAAATCCAGCACCATACCAAGAGTAGTCCATATAGAACATCTGCATCTTGGTAGTGTCTAGGTTGTATCCAGACTTACCAGTTCCATCACAGCGGTCAATGTTCCAGTCTGACTGTTTCCACTCAGTCTCAACAGTCTTAGTTACAGGAACACCACCAGAAGAAGGACCACGATAGTCAGGAAAAATAACCATCTGAGTATCAGAGATGATACCATCAACACGATACGATGAACCACGGATTACAACATAGTCACCAGGCTTCAACTGCTTGGAGAACTTAGTTCCCTGTTGGTTAGGACCAGTCCAACTAGAAACAAGAGTGCTTCCACTAGTAACAGTAACTTTACCAGACAACTGGAATGTTGATGTTCTTCTAACAACACTCAGTTCTCCTCCAGAATAACGGAAGAAGATACCATTCTGCTGATCCATCATACCAATCTCAAGATTGGTTCCATATGCGTTGATTGGGGTTACAGTATACTCACCCGATGCTGTTGTCTCGGATGGAGCATTAGTTGCAACATACTGGAATGTAAATGGATCGACCACATTAGATACAGAATATGTTCCATTGTAGTTGTTGTCGCCAACACCACGAACATCAACTGTAGTGTCTCTGGTTACGTTATGAGCTTCAGCACATACTACGGTAACAGTAGTTCCCGATGCAGTGATGCTATCAACATTAGGAATTGCTGGTTCGAGAATAGAACCAGTAGAGAATGCTACACCTTTACCAGACTGATAACGGAAGTAACGTTTGGTCTGCCTGATTGCTGATTGGTTCTTAGAGTGGGTATTTGTAGAGAACTTAACACCACCATCAAATGCTCTGTGAATTGAGTTTCCTTGTGGTCTGGGATAAAGTTTGATGGTTCCACTAGCAACTGAACCAGTGGGTGCTGCATCAGGGAAGTAGAAAAATCTAGTAGGACTAGAAACTCTAGCAACTACCCAAGAACCATTGACATTAGTTCCGTTTGATCCGACGATAGCAATCTCGTTACCAACTTCAAGACCATGTGCCTGAGTGCAATCAACCTGAACCGATCCTGCCATTGCACCCGCAGCTGCACCAAGAGTAATGGTTCCACCAATATCAGATCCAGTGTAATGAATACCAGTATAGACTGATGTTCTAGCAGCATCATAAATGCCACCGCTACCAGCAGTCCAATTATATCTTGCGGTATAAGTAAAAGTTTGCTGTCCTCCGTTAGAACTATCAATCATGAAGACACCATTAGCACCAGGGAATAGTGTGTCTTGAATATAGACTGCGGTTCCTGCTGATGGAGGAGCAGCAGACGTAGATACTGTAATCTCTCTGCTGTTTTGAACTGCCTGAACGTCAGTAATTACAATAGGATCTTGAGACTTATAGGCAAATGGGTTGTTGTTAATCATTGCCAACGCTTCCCACTTGGTATCCTGGGTTCCGTATTCAAAGTCAGTATCAATCTGCGCTTGTGGTTGCGAAACTCTAGACTTGTTTACAGCGTCATGATATGTTTCTGCTGGTCTTACAACTTCCTCATAATCATCAACCACAATCTGCAGTTGATCTGTGTCTGACATAGAAGTAGTATCATAAGACAAGACAAGTCTAGTCGTTGTAACGTTACGAATGTCAGTAGAAATATGATATTCAGTAGCGGTAAGTTCAGGATCAGAGAAATTATAGATTACTTTGTTATCAGTAACGTTAGTGATAAGAATTAGGTTCTCTCGCTGAACTCCACCAGGGATGATAACCTCACGCGCCGAAGCATCAAAGAGATAATAGTTACTCTGAATAGTTTTCCTTGCCATTACCTATGTTCCTTGGAATATTTTATGCTCTATCTATTTATCAGACACCATACTTAGCACGGGTGGCGTTGAAGTTTTGGGATACTTCTGCTGCTGTTAGAACTCTATTGTAAACTCTCGTTTCAGCAATACCACCTCTAAAGTGTCTGGCATCATCACCAGTATATCTGACATCACGACCAATAGCAGCGTATTGAAAGTAAATGAAATTTATTCCAGCAGTAAATCCAGTAGATTTACTTGTTGTTGCTACACCATTCAAGTATCCTAGAATTGTTCCACCATTTGCTGTGACTGTATAAACAATATGATACCAAGTATTATTGGATAATCCAGTAATAGTAGTATCAGTGCTGTTATTAGTAGTGGTTCCATCACTGATAAAACAGTAATATCCAGTGTTGCCAGACGCATGAACATTGAAAGCATAAGCAGCTGGTGTATCTGTGTCTGTTCCATATCCAAATGGATTTCCAGTGCTACTATTAGAAGTAGAATGATATATCCAAGCTTCCCATGTAATAGCATCTCCAGGCTGCATCATGCCTGTTGTGGTTACAATTTGACTACCTGTGTCTGAAATAAAATCAAAGTATCCAGCAGAATTAAATGTTGTTTCAGGAGAAATTGTGCCAGTATAAGAAGAACTTGAGAGGTTCTTTACTGTGGTTGGTGCTGTGATGGCAGTTCCAGATGTTTTGATGTATCTGCTTGTGCTTCCAATTTTTAGATTAGGACCCCAGAAATACACACCAGATTCGCCATCACCAGTGTAAGAAGATGTTGAGGTAGTATCATTTTCGATCATGAAACATGACATAACAGCATGTGGTCTTGTGGATCCAGTATCGCCGTTATCTGTAAGATTTATTCTATACCAACCACCACCAACATTATCAACACTATATGTTCCACTGATACTATATTCATTTTCTACTTGACCCGTAGTGAAATCAAATAATAAGTGCCTATATGTATCATCTTTAGTATTCAATCCAAATCTTATTCTGTTTTTAGATCCATAACGCTTGAAGTAAAGTTGAGAACTCCATGTAATCTCATCTCCATAATCAGATGCTCCAGTGTTATATGGGATTTTGAAATGATGTGGTCCAGTTGCTGTGCTTTCAGTAAATAAGAATGCTCCACTTGTTCCATCAGGAGCTACAATATCAACGTCAGTAATTGTTCCACGAACTTGATTCCATCCAGTTTTGTTTTGACTATTGGGAACAATATTCTCAGCACCATCATAAGTCGCTCTGTTTCCAAAGTCATAGTTCAATAGCAAGTTGCTATCATATACAATACCAGAACCAATCTTAGGTGCTGTGTCAGGTGCTTCGTTGAGATACTTACTCTTGCTGGCGTTGTAGTTTTGGAATACTTGTGCTGCTGTTAGTGCTCTACCATAAGATCTTGCTTCACCAATTCTACCTGGGAAGAAATTTCTAAACCCGCCATTAATATTAAATCCCCCACCAATCTTGACAGTTTCTAATGGTTTACCATCCAGTTCATTTTGATCAAAGAATGAAATAGTTTGAGATCCATTATTAACTTCGGTTCCATTGATATACAAACGTCTGGTTGTTCCATCACATGTAGCAACAGCATGAATCCAAGTGTTGGTTGGTTGGTCGGCAGCATTTAAGGTTTGAATTTCTACACCATTAACACCAAGAGTTCCACTCCTATTTCTCATTCCTGTGCCGATTGTATAACCAGTTCCAGATCCATAATTTCTGAAACAGTATAGAGACCACCCTGGTGTATCCCAACCAGCAGAACCACCTTGAGAAATAATGGTTGGATACTGGGAACCACTCGTCCATGTGCTTGGGATATAAATCCAAGCTTCAGCACTCCAGACAGCATCTCTATAATCTACTGGTGGAAACTCAATCATATCTTGAGCACTATCATTGCCAGTGAAGTCAAAGTATCCATTTGTGACTGGTGGTGTAGTATCTTTTAATGTATCAATACGAGGATCAATACCACCATTAGCACTATCAGTTATAGCATGGTATTGTAATGGCAGAGTTCCATCTACAAACTGAGCACCATATAGATACCATCGGTTTCCTGTGCCACCGCTATTATCAAACCCGCCGATAGCAATAGTGGTGCTAAGATCTGATGTGAAAGAAATTGAAATTCTATGCCACTCATCATCTTCTGGATAATATACAGTTGTTCCCGTAGAAATGGTTTTGATAACATTTCCATAGAAATCCACCTCGTTCATCACATAATTATAACTGTTTAAATTGTATGCTTGAAATCTAAACTGAGCATCCGAAGCAATACGTTTCAACCAAATTGAGAAGGTATATTGTTGACCAGCAACTACAACAGGTCCAGCATACTCCAATCTTCTGCCAGTAGCAGCGGTAATAGCATATCTACCAGCAGTTGTTGCTGCTGGATCATCATATGGACCAGCAAATCCATAATCATAAACTACATTGGCAGATTGTGCTCTCCATCTACGAGTATAATCATCATTATCATTAACATAAGCACCAGAGGGTGTCATTAGTTGACTTTGCCCGATCATGTTCTGCCTATTCTGTGCTGGAATTGTAGTCTCTCCAGCAATAACATTTACATCAGAAAAGTCAGCAGGTCTAATAGCAGGACTACCACTATACTCAAAGCTATCAGGACCATCCATTTGTCTCTTCTTGTTAGAGACCTGAGTAGCAAGGTCATCAAAGAGTAGTTTGTTAGCGTTGAATGGATAGGTGATGAGATCGCTGGTGTCGTTTCTTACAGAACCATCAGATAGTCTACCGATCTCATCAACAACGTTTAGGATTTCGTAGTCAATAGTCTCACCAGTTCCTTCTGCATATTGGAAAGCACCAAGACCATTACCAGAGCTGCTAACTTTACCAAATGTGTATGCTTCTGGTGTTGTCGATGGACCGCTTGGACCAAAAACAAAATTATCATCAACAAACATCAAGTAGTAGAATGATGGGTCAGCATCTAGGCAAGGACCGTTGAATACATCTGAGTTATTATAAGAACTATAGAGAGTTCTTCTCCAGACTAAACTACCATCCTTAGAATACTTACTCAATACACCACCAGTATCATTATTAACTTGATCATAGTATCTACCAAACACAATAGTCTGTTCTGTCTCACCATCAGACTTCACAGCATAATTAGTAAGTGTGCCGTTAGGAGTATAACTTTCCCTTTGCCAAATAATATTTCCTTCTGGCGAATACTTAATTATAAAACCCTCAGTTGATTCGTATGGATTGCCACCTTCACGATTTCCAATAACATAAATCTGATCCTTACTATCAATGTATACATCAGAACAATAAGTATAACTATATGCTGATAGATGTTTCGTTAAAGTTCTATCCCACAACACTTGACCAGTGTTGGTGTCAATCTTTACAATATATCCCTTGTATGAATTGTCATCTTCAAGTTGTCCAACAGCAACTACTTCTCCCCTATTATTAGCAGCGATACTACTGAGTAAAACTTCTCTACCCAACATGAATGCTGCCTTACCCCAACCAGGATTGCCATTAGCATCAAATTTTTCTACGAAACCAACTGCTCCAGTGCCAGGATACTGAACTCCACAAGCATAGTATTGTCCGTTGCTGTCTGATGTGATACCTACGTATTCTAGACTACCAGTGTTTGTTGTTGATTGCCAATCAATCACACCACCATTAGAATACTTAGCAATCCAAGGCACATCACCAGTCTTACCGCCAACAATTAGATTGTTATTAACATCCAACTCCATAGCATAGAGATTAGTATTCACACCAGATTGTGTTGACTCAATCCTGTTCTCAAAGTCAGCAGTTCCAGCATCATCCCTCTTCTCAAACCAACCAAATTGTTTTTGAGTGTTGATATTTCGCGCCGATCCTGCAAGGACAAACTTCTGATCTACATAATTGTATTTGATTTCCGATGCAGAATATACACCATCAGTCCCCCCCGACTGATCGATTGTCTTGAAAAAGTTTGTTACAACTTGTGCGCCAGATGAACCTAACAAGAAGAGGTTTCTGGCGGGACTATTAAATCCTACTGGCATCTATCTATCCTCAGCTGAAGTCTGTGTTGCCTTGTCCGAATACCTGAACGACACCCGCATTATCTCGGACGATAACAAACGTAAGAATGTCTGTGTTTGATGTGGCAATTGGTGGCGAACCTCCAGACCACTGAACACCATTAGTAACTGCGTTGCCATCAACACTACAAGCGTCACCATATGTAGCAGCAGTGTTAGAAGATAGAATGAGAGTTACTGTCTTAGACTGACCGTTGCTCAAGTTAGCACTGGTAAATGCCCACTCATTGATTGCTGTTGTTGCTGGTGTTCCAAGAATTGTATTAGCTCCAGCAAGGTTTAGAGTTAGAACGTTAGCAGATGGAGTAAGTGTAGTAGTATAGTTATTGAATACTTTCTCAGTTACTACACCACCAATAGTTACAAATCCATCAACCGTTAGGTTCTGTAGAGTTCCGACAGATGTCAGTGAAGAGTTGACAACAGTAGAACCAAGAGTTGTTGTGTCAAGTGCTAGTTGGTTACCAATGACAAACTTTTTACCGAATGCAATTTCAAAATTCTCAGTAGACACCCAATACTTATCAGTTCTTGAGTGATCGTAATAAAGTCTCTTATCAGTGTCTCCTTTAATACGAATACCACCTTGATCTGCTGTCAGATCTGTAGCACCAGGAGTTGTAAATGTTGCTGTGCCACTACCAGTAACAGAGTTTGATAACGTTGCAGTATCTCCACTAACGCTTACAATTGTTGTTCCCAATGGGACAGAAATGCCACCTGTTGTAGAAGTAACTTCCATTCCAGCGATTAGACCAGCGTTTGCTGTGCTAACGGTAATATTGTTAATAGTATTAGTATTATCAACACATACCGCAGAGAATGTTGTAGCTACAACAGATCCCAATTCAATTTCTTTATCGTCAACTTCAATTGTATTTGCGTTGATTGAAGTCAGAGTTCCATTAACGACCAGAGATCCATTGATTGTGGTATCACCAACTACTGTTAGATCATTTGGTACAGTAAGATTGAAAGCAGCATCTCCTCTGATCCATGCCTCTGTTCCAGATCCAATAACTAGTTGTCGATCTCCACCAGGATTAGGTGGTGCATAAGTTGCATTAGTAGAATTCTCATCATCTGAAGCACCAATCAGAACATTGCCAGTTCCAGTAGCACCAAATCCTGCGTAGTGTCCAATACAAACGTTAGCATCCGAAGAAGTTGAACTTGCAAATGCATTGTTTCCAATAACAACATTCTTACTACCATCTGTATTAGAAAGCAACGCATCTCTACCAACACCAACATTGTTATTGCCAACACTGTTTGCCCTTAGAACTCTATTTCCATAAGCGGTGTTAGCGGCACCAGAAGAGTTGGCAAGAAGAGTTTCGTAACCAACACCAGTGTTCTGAGATCCAGAACTGTTATTTTCTAATGCATTATACCCCAATCTTGTATTGGTATTAACCGCGCCACCACCTCTACCAACTTTCATTGGATCACTAGAACCACCACGAATTAGAATATCAGCGTTGACGGAATCAATTGTAGCGTTGCATGTAAAAGTATCTGTGGAGGATGTTCCTACGGTTAAGTCTTCAGCAACAACTAAGTTTTGATTGATATTGAAAGTACCACCAGCAGCACCCATATCAATTTGAGTTGCTGCTCCAAATGCCGTAATAGATGTGGCACCAGAATTAAAGAGAACAAATCCTGTTGATGTTGTAATTAAACTATCGAGGATTGTTGGACTACTCTGGAATACAAGTCTCTGAGTTCCAGTGGTATCACTAATTAATGTTCTTAATTGGTTAGATGTTGTGGATGAGAATGAAGCAAGCGTGTCTGATGTATATGCAACATTACCACCCTGTCTAAAGTTTACCGTAATTGCTGCGCTGTTGTTATCAGATGTAAGAACTAAATCATTTTGCACTGCCAATTCTTTGGCAGAAGTCATAGTCAATACTGCCGATGCAGTCGATGTAATTTCAAGACCATTAATGCTAGTTGCTAATGCAGCACCAAGAGTTGGGTTTGTAAGTGTTGGTGAGTTAAGAGTTTTGTTTGTGAGAACCTGTGTATCTGTCTCTGTTACAAATCTCTTCTCAACAGATCCATCCCAACCCCTCCAATAAGAACCCGCTTCATACCATTGAAGTTGTTGATATGAAATTACAGATCCTCCTGTATCAGTTGTTCTATTAATCTGAATACCTGCATCAGAACCAGTCAAACTAGTTCCCTTTCTAAGTTCAATGATGTTATCCTCTACCTGCAGGGTAGTTGTATTCAGAATAGTTTGGGTTCCATCAACAATCAAATCACCGCCAATTGTAACTGTAGATCCATTATCCTGAATTAAACTATTTGCTAGTTGATTATTACCACTATCCCACTTGACAAGTGTGTTGCCTGTAAGATTTCCAAAATTCTTTAATCTAAAATCATTTGAAGACAGAACAATACCGCCAGATGCAGTCAAACTTGCACCTGTATCACTGTTTACAGAACTAATAGTGATTGTTGTTACTCCAGCATTTGTTGCCTGGGAAATGCTAGTAGCGCCAGAAGCAACTAATTTGAAGTCTCCAGCAGCAACCGTATTAGATCCAGTAGCAAGTCTAGTTACGGTATCATTATCAACACTAGCAATAGTTACAGTAGATCCTGCCTGGGATACGGTTACGTTACTACCACCAGAGAAAGTTACATCCCCAGAAGTAAAAGATCCTGCACCACCACCTTTAATTCTAGTTACAGTATCGGTAGAACTAAAAGTAATTGTAGGATCGCCGTTGCCATCAACTCCCTGTGCTACAGAAGTTGCTCCACTAGCAAGGAAAGTAAAATCGCCATCATTATATACCTGACCCGTAGTTGCTCTTAAACGAGTAACTGTATCAGTATCTTGTCCAGAGATGGTAATAGTATTACCAACTTGAGAAACTGTTGTGAAATTGCCAGCAGCAATTGTTACCGCACCACTAACAGCAGATCCACCAGTTCCAGATTGTAATGTAGTGACAGTGTTATTGTCAACTACGGTTCCAGAAAGAGTAATGATGTCTCCAGATCGACCGATAGAAAGACTTAAAGCGTTAGATCCAGATGGAATAGAAGATGGAGAACCTACAGCTAAAGTTACATCATCTGTTCCAGATCCAGATCCACCAGCAGTCAAACGGATAACTTTTTCAGTTGGTTGAAGACTATCAACTGCCGAAATACTATAAGTAGTGTTATCATTTGGGGTTGTTACCGATCCACCCAAACTAACGGTAGATCCATTAATGGTAATACCAGGATTAACAAGAGCAGTGTTTGGAATGTTTGTTAAAGTGTTGAGCGTTCCAGAAATAATACACGTCTCTAGTGTTTTATTGGTAAGGGTTTGTGTCTGAGTTAGATACACATCGCCAGGACTTCCCCAAAATACTGATGTCCCATCACTGGAAATAAATTTTCCAGCACCATAATCTCCACCGATAACAATACCGTTACCAGTTAACTCCAAATTGTCACCTGATACAATTTCTTCAATCTTCTTAGAAACTGCATTAACAATCAACGGAAAACGATCAGCCATTTAACTTTCCAATGGATACTAGTGCTCTGGATTTATTTATGCCTCACAGAACAAGGATGGTTCCGTTCATACTTCCATGAAACTGACAAACATAATAATATGTTCCAGCGTTTACATTTGCAGTATTCCAAGTTACTGTTCCAACATCTGTTCCGTTGTTAGTAATAGTTCCAACGGTGACACCAAATCCAGTTCCAGTTGTTGGTTGTGTCTTTATCCAGAATGGATGACCTGATGCATTTAGATTGAATACAAGTATCTCACCAGAGTTACATCTAATCGTAGGATCACCTGCATTATTAAATGTCTGCACAGCATCAGTTCCATTAAATATATACGCGCTAGTTCCAGAGTTTGTAACTGTCAGTGTATAAGTTGTCGCGTATGCATATACAAGTGGAGCAGGAGAGTTACTCACAGACATTCTTGGGAATGTTAAACCAGTCGTTCTCTCACCAGATTGTTCTTGTAAGAAACCAGAAACAGGTCTAGGATTAGCAGCAATCAGATACCTATTAGGACTACCTTGTCTACAAGAATTATCATCTAGTCCACCACCAGCGACATCAAATGTCATGTCGCCTTCTCTGCTGGTATCGTTCAGATACTTCCTCGCATCACTCTGAGTAAAGTTAGTCTTGCCACCAGCAGCACAAGCAATCACGCCACATACCTGTGGTGATGCCATGCTAGTTCCTTGAATAGGATAATAATATCCTACTGAATATTTTTGATCCGCAAATCCTGTGTTGCCATAAGAAGATAGAATATCATCACCAGGAGCGAAGACATCAATGCAAGGACCAAAGTTCGTATAAGTAGATCTTCTAAATGCAGAGTGATCTGACAGAGCACCTACCAGAATAGAACCGCTATCAGGAGTATTAGGCCAACCACCTCTATTGAGATAGATAGTTCCCACACCATTAATACTTACAAGATTGTCCCAGTTATCATCATTGACTTCTGCCATCAGCATATTATCATTGCCAGCAGCACCAATGATTACAACGCCATCATCAATAGCATCTTGAACATCAGCAGATACAGCAGCACTCCATGCTG